TTCTTCTTCACACTCTTCATCTTTAGCATCCTGTTCATCAAAGACCAAGACATCTTCAACAACATCTTCATCATCAGAAACATTACTGAAAACTGACTCAAGAGCAATCTCATAAAGCCATCTACCCTCAAGATACCTATCATAAGGGTTTTCCTTATCAGACCCCTTGTTTCTTCTCTCCCACATACGATAAAGATGAAGATAATGTCGAGTCTCATCTTTACCGTCAGACAAACGGAAAGGAGCAGGACTCCACATACCCTTAGGCTTACGATTACGCCTAGTTGTCTGAACGAAATCAGAGTCAATAATCACAAAGTCATCATTTACATCAGTCATAATCATTTGCCTTTCTGTGTAGGGAAGTAAGCAACATTCTTGATAGTAGAGCCAAAGAAAGAACCACCATTCTGGTTATGCTTTGCCCTACGAGCGGCTCGCAGTTTCATAACATAATCAGTACCTTGAGGATAATGAATCTTCTTCTTGATGTAATCAAACAAGGAGTTTGCCTCAACTCGTTTGCCAGAACTAAACACAAAGACATAATAATCCTTGCCGTCTTTCGACACGATTTCCCAAGACATAATGCGACCGTAATCAACACCATTTACATCATAAGAAATACCAACAATAGCATTACATCTATCTTCCATCTCAGACATAACCGTTTCCCTCCCTATGATTTATCTTGCTCAATACACGAATACTTGCGAGATAATACGCAGAGATAATACCAAACAAACACTTACAGAAATAGTAAGGCATAGTCTCGCATTTGTCTCGCCCTTTGCTTTCCACAAATACGAGACTATCATAGGGACAATCCCAGGAAAAACTGAACACTATCTTTGTTTTTTGGCAGGGAAAGATTCGCAGAAACGCAGGGAAATGCGTCGAGACCGACCTTCTAACGTTAGAGCAGTTCTAACGTTACAAATGCTCTAACGTTATAAAAGAAATACATCAGGAATAGGGCCGGCTTTTAGAAAGAACAAGCTCGAGATTTTACATCGCCTTGATATGTAAAACATAAGGTAATGAACACCACGCAATCTTTTACTCAATTCATACAAAAATTGAGTATGCGGCAGAACGACTACTTTTTCTTCTTAGAATTTTTGGATTTTGAAACTGAATTGGTCGCATCACTGTCATCATTAAGAACAGTTGCATTATCAACAATCCAATCAATAAGGCGGCCCTTATACTCAAACCTACCTAGGTGAGTTAGTTCAATAGAAGGATCGACCCAAACCTCTCCACCTATCTTCTGCCAATATCTACCGAATCCATAATCTTCAGATAGGAAGCGACCGTCTTCATCAACATAACTATTGAACAGAGCATAAGAGTAATCTCTTTCATTACCCTTTAATGCACCAGTATCATCAACATACTTTAACTCAGGATAAGCCTCAAACAACTTCTCAAAAGCAGAACGCTTGATCAACATAAACCCAGTGCCGGCATCATAAATAGATAAAGCACCATTTTCCATTCTAATCTTATTGCCATCTTTTGTCGCAGGATTCACAACAAATCTAGTGCTCTTTTCAGCAATCTTATCTTTGTCAAAATCATTTTTAGCCAAGTTGACGACTTTATCCCATAAGATTTCTTTGATTGGATAAGCTCCTGTCATAATCTCTTTGTCATGCCATAACATCTTGAGAATATCTTCATGGTTATAGCCAAGATCAACATCAATAAAAAGAAGATGTGTGAACATAGGGTTAGCCATAAACTTGGCAACTAATTGGTTTCGCGCTCTAGAAATTAGAGAATCACTAATAGTGCTAATACCAAATTTCATGCCGTATTCTTTAAAAGCCATTGCTGACTTTATGGTGGACATAAAGAAAGGCTCAGTGATCTGTCTATCATAACAAGGTAGACAAATAAGAGGATGCCAAGACTGAATTTGCTCAGCAGAAATTTCAATGTTTTGTTCGGTAGTTTCAAGCATAAACAAAGTATAGCAAATAAAAAGCCCTACGGTTGAAACCGTAGGGCTTTTTATTTGAATATTTTAATTAAGATTACTTAGTAGTAGTCTTTGCATTTGCAGTCTTAATAGCCTTGATATCAGAAGTCTTGACTTCCGAACCAGTATTGGTATTAACAACATTATTGCTAACACGAGTCGCCTGGAAATACAACTTCTGTGCAGTAGCATCAAAGCGAATAATAACCTTGTAATTCAACTTTTTAGCCTGAGCACGAATACGCTGTTGCATTGAGTTATAAGCCTTGCCTGCTTCAACACCAGACAAAGCAAAACGCTCTCCATTGTTGGCAGACTCATTTAAAGCATTGATAATAGCCTGAAGTTCTTCACTAACCCGACCAGAACGAGTAAGTTCGGGGAAAGTGTCTACTTTGCTCAGATTAATCATTTTATTCTCCTTGATAATGGGCGGTTGCCCTTGATGGAAACACTATACACACCACGTAGGACAGGAGTTGCGAAAAACGCAGAAATCTTATTTCTCTTCAAAAGAAATTTAATTCTTGGTCTTATTTCTTGCCAAGCGTTGATCGGAGGGCAATTCAAAATCCTCACTATTGCTAAAAATTGCCTTCTCCAGTTTGGAGGTATAAATCCTTGCAACAGTCAGTTCAAAATTTAAACTAGCTATCTGACTATTAAGTGCAGATATAATTTCATTATGATCAATTTCTATGTTACTCATATCGATTCAATCCATTTCTCATTATTAGTATAATCAACATTATGTTGATCATATCCAGGCGTAAATTCACCAAGATCTCTATTATACACTCTTACAGTGCCAAAATCTTCCATTTCTTCCTCATAGTCCCAAACTTTATCAGGAGTTAATATTTCAATATCAACTTCCGTATCATAGGCCATATTTTGAATACAATTAAACACTGAGCCGGCTAATGCATCTGCTAAGTCTTTAGAACCACTACTTGGGTGATCTATCTTATTATTATTAAATAGTCTTAACTTCAAGAGCTCTTCTTCAACAAGAAGTTCATTCCAATATCCCCGAAGTCGAGTGTCGTATATTGAAGTCATAAGTGTATCATAATCCGATTTCTTAACAGAATGAAAATCTGCATTGATACCTTGAGATCTTAAAGATTGAATCATTTCAACGGATTGCCATCTATCAAAAGTAACTAGGCCTACTTGAAATTTACGACATAAATCAACAATCATTTGGCGAACAGAAGCAAAGTTAATTTCTGCACCAACACTTGCCTCCCAAGAATGAACCAAATCAACATTAACAACAGGCAATGTTTCTGTACCAAGAGATGTTCTAACTTCTTTAAAACCAGCGCCATGAGCCATACACAGAGCAGCCCTATCTCTTTTCAATCCCAAGTCAATATGAATAAATCTTGTGTGACCATCAGTCCCGTTAAACCACTTCTTAAAAGTTCCATCTTCTTCATCAACAGGATCCTCACCATATGTAAATGCCTTTCTAACAAGATCAGCATCTCTAAAATATGCGTCTTCCATATTCGGCGGTTCACATTCAAATCGAGCTCTTGCCTCAATAGGATTTCTAATAAACTCAGACTCAAGATCACTACGTTTAATAGTCGGATTGACCTCCCAAGTAGCAGCTTTAATAAACCAAGTTTTTGGCTCTTTATTCTTTTCAGCACCAAAATATCTTTGCTGAATAAAATCACCCTTATAACGGGGGAAAGACAGAAGAATAACTTTACCTACTTCTGGGAATCTGGACATTACGGATAACTTACTCATGTTATAAATAGCAGAAGCAGATCCTTTTGCTCTAGTTTCTCCACGCAATTCCGCATCCGTTTTGAAAGCAGAGATTTCGTCCAAAATTACAGACATAACCTCGTATCCTTCCCAACCTTCACTTTCAGAGTGACCAGAAAAACACCTTACAGGTCTAGAAAAGAAAAAGATTTCTGAAACTCTTGGCTCAAAACCTACTTCATTAAAAAAGGGAGATGAGAGTAAAAGATTCTTCAAAGGTTCAAAGAAAACTCTTTGAGCTTGCTGAGCGTTTACAGCAAGGTTCAAAAGATCAATATACACACCAGTAGCTTTACCATAATAGTTCAGCGGATCCCTTAAGCAATGTAGCAAATACGCCGTATAAGCAATAGAAATTCTTGCACAATGGTCCTTACCAGATCCCTTTCCAAGCATGCATATAACTTCATTGTCAGTGTATTTGTTATACCACTCTTCACCGGCCTGTTCACCCATGATCTTTTGTAACGTATGTTTTTTTAAAATTTGTGTTGAATGACGAACAATTTCCAACTGGATGGGCGATAATGGCGGTAGCCCAAGGTATTTTTTATCTTGGACAAAAACCTCAATCGGGACGGGTTCTGTGGATAATTCATCTTGTTTCAATAGTCTATCAAAATCTTTAAACTCAAGATTCATTCCGATAAAATCTGACATTATAAACCTTCTCCTATTTCCAAACTTGATTCGCTGACTTTATCAGAGCTAATTTTTAAGCCCGAATGAATGACTTTATTAGAGCTTGATTTTGCGTCCGAATGAATCATTTTTCATTATTCAACAATTTCTGCATCGTCAATGTCGGTGGTATTGTAAGTATCTGGATCAGACGCTGATTCAGCGTTACCGTTCATTATTTCAAATGCGAGAGAAAGTTCTTTTCTGACTTCTTCAGCAATTTCTGGATATTTCGATATGACATCTCTCAAAATTTTTGATAGAATTTGATTGACACTCTCTGCTTTTTGCATTCGTGCAATGTAGTCGCTGTCAGTAGAATTTCCTCCACTAATCAATTTATGTAGTTGAGCCTTTTTGCCGGCAATATCCGACGCAAGCTTTAATGCCTGGATTCTAACGGCAACCATTCCATGATCAGTCGCAATATTAACAGTCTCCCAGGCTTCTTTGCTTATTTGATCAAATTCCTGAAGTGCTTTAATTGTATTAAACTGTATTTTCTCCAAAAAATAGGGATCCTCATCCGCTTTCTTTTGAAGAAAATTTCTGTATTGCTGTACGTACTCTTTAGCCTTGCCAGAACTTACGGACAACAGAGAGCCTATTTCACTATAAGAATAACCTTTAACATGCAAAATTCCAGCATCTTCTATATCTTTCAACTCAGAAAGTATATCTTTACCACTTGATTTCTCTATTTCACTCATATAAGTTCCATCAACCTTTGTTTATAAGGTATGACAATATTATCCCAAGAATAACGACTGTGAATGTAATTTGACCCATGCCTTGTCTTTTCTAATATGCTGTCATAATTATTAATGACATACAACATTTTATCACAAACATCGTCAATTTTTGGGTCAGCCCAGTCACCATTTTCATAAATTCCAAATTGGTAGGCTTTTGACATGTCAGCATCCAGAGGCACGGATAAGTACGCAAATTCGCTACAGGCTGTTCTATTTGTGCAAATGGTCGGTAACCCCGTAGCAATTGATTGAAAAGGTGCCATGCCCCATCCTTCACCTCTGGTCGGATACACCATACAATGACACTCATTGAACAAAGATGCCAACTCCAGATCTGTTAAGTAATAGTCTATAATATGGATGTTTGGAGTATTATATAGACTACCCATATTCTGCCCATCAATTATAATACGAGCATCTGGCTGACCATTGCTTTTTAATATTAATTGATAATCTGGATTATCTTTAAATAATCTTAAAAAAGCATCAACCACAAGTTGCGTATTTTTTCTTGTAGATGGACTTCCGACATGAATAAACGTGAATGGTCTATTTATTGTACACCTGTTGAAATAAGAAAAAATATCGGTATCAACACCAAGATCAAAACCATACAATGGAACATCAACACCGCTATTTCTGAATACATCTACAGCCCATGATGATGTTGTCCATACTTCATCACATAAATTCATTCTAGCAACCCAATCAGAGGGCAGCATAGTTGTTTCCCAATATGTAAATCCTATTGTGTATTTCTGATCATAAGAATAATCAGTTGGCAAACAGTTATTAACCACAATATCAATATTTTCTGGCTGAGGTATCAAACGTATTCCATCAATGTCAGAAACAGAAAGACTGTAAGTGTCACTATGTGAAATATCCTCAAGACTTAGAACATTCATAGATCTAAGCCTTGAGGATATATTCATAGACGCATAAGAATAACCGTCAGCCTTCGCTTTCGTCAGTGCTCTCCAATATACGCTCTTCATTTTCAATTACCTTATAAAGTTTCACATTGCCAAGATCCGCAATCAAAACTTCTTCATCTTCTACTTTTTCAATTTTAACAGACATACTACCTCCTTTCTTCAATAAAATCAAAAGATATAATAGTACCTAATCAATCCTCATTACACTAACTCCATTGAAAAGCAATCGGAATACCAGACTCCGAAGACTCCTTTTCAAGCTTTTCTTTCTCATATCCATGAATTTTAGTAAATTCAACTCTATAGTTAAACCATCCAATAACACCATTCCAGAACTTGTCGTCCGTTGTATCGCGAAGTTTAACGAGTTCTTCATCAGTCAATAAAAAACTTAAAACTCCAAGAGGCATATAAACTGTCAAATCATAATTAAGATCTTTATCAGCAGAATACTTCTTTAAAAGCATCTGATAATCTTCAACAATTCTTTTAACAGCAGGACCACCATAGTGATCAATTGCATCATTTTCATTTCTTATTCTTGGACAAAAATTATCAACACTTGTTATAGTCCCAAACGACCTACAAACTAACGGCCTATACCCATATATACTGCATCCACCCTTATAGAAAGCACAATGGCGCTCAGTTTCTCCACCAGGCTTCCAATCATCATCATGCATTGCATCAATCAAGTCCTGAATAACACCGCCGATCCACTCATTAGAAAAATCCTCACCTTTGCTTTCCATAAGGCGATAACATTCTTGTTTCAAACTAAAAGCAATATTTGCACACTCCATCATAGGAATGGTCAAGCCAATTTTACAACAATTACCAGATCCAAGACACTTGTATTTTGTTTGATTTTGTTTAGCTTCTAAAACACGAACTTGATTATAAATCATATCAAGATGTGCAAAAGTAGTAATATCTTTAATATCTACACTTCTTCTCATCTAAGTTTTTTACCTTTCTTTTTTAAAGCATTGGCTTTACGCATTTCTCTTCTTTTTCTTTCGACCATCTCTTGCATAGGCGATTTAGGTCTTCTAAGAGTCGTATTCTTAAGATTACGACCCTTGCCCCTATATTTTAAAAGATCGTATTTTTTAACCCAGTTATACAAAGCCTGAGGTGTTACTTTTATATTATATGTTTTCTCAAGATGCTTACATATGTCTGTTAGATTCATACGACGCTTGACATACATTTCGTATAAAAACTGTTTATCCTTATATGGTTCTAAAGCCATGAGAAATACCATACCACATTCCGATGCCTATTGCATCGGTAATATCACTGTCAAGACCTTCAGAAACAAAATTTTCTATTCTTTGATCTAAAATATCCTTGACGCGCTGTTTTCTTTCATTACTTAATCTTTGCTGAATCCCCTTTTTACCAAACTCTTTTTCTATCAAAGCCGCTTCTTTTTTAGATACATTTTTGTATCCAATTCCAGACTTCCAGGTTAATGGATTAACATCAGTTACATTTTTACAATAGTCATCAAGAATTCCCCAAGTAAAACCAATAATATACGAAATTATTCGACTAGATTGAAAATTCTGAATAAAAACAGATTGCTCAATGACACATGCATCAGGTTTATAATTACCACATATTGCAGGCAATTCTTGTTTTATTATTGTAAATTTACGACTCATTTCTGGTGTTGATGCAAGATTGATTTTGCCATAATCAACAACAGTTATATTATTTTCTGATATATCAAGAACAGACCAAGCTAAAGAGTGAGAAGCAGGATCTATAGAAAGGACACGACAATCCTTAACTTTAGATACAAGTGAAGATATACTCATTGATCCTCACTCCTTAGTTTGGCTTCGTCCCAGCCCCAAGAAACAAGTCTTTGAATAAATCTTTCTTTCTTACACCTTTCGCAAATCTTTTCTTTATTATATCTAGATAAAACAGTAGTGCAATCGCTAGTAGCACAAACTCTTTTCTTTTTTTTATTGTTTTTTGCTGTATAATATTTTTCTAACAGTTTTTTATTTGTAACTATTTTTCTACATTCAGCAGAACAATATATGCCATTATATGTTTTTGGTATAAAACTTATTGAGCAATCAGTATTTGCACAAAACCTTTCTTTAAAAAGGTTCAAGTCCTTTTTCGTCATTTGTATCCGACCAACATTGAGAATACAAATCGCAACCAGAACAATTCTTAGAAGTTTTCTTATAAGGTTGATCAGGTATTGTACCCTCTGTGAAGTTTTTATAAAACTTCCTGTATTTAGTAAACAATTTATCTATAAAATCATCATCTTTATCTATAAGAATTGGAAGAATCTGCTGATTGTTCTTATTTTCATAAATAACAAAAGCCTGATCAAGATCTAGACAGCGCATATAGATTTGAGCCTGTCTATAGTGATCATCTTTAGGCTTGTTGTAAAGCCGGCGATACTCAAAACCTTCATTGGAAATAGACTTTAATTCAATAAGCTTATGACCATAAAAGTCAATA